TGTCCTCTGCTTTTTGTAGCTAAGGAAATGTAATCGTAACTTTTATTGCATCAACACTTGTATTTGTTATCTGTCTAGTAACAGCCGAAGAAGCCGATACTGTAACTCCTACACCTGTTGTAGATTCACTGCTAACAATTCCTGAAATTGCAGTTTGATTAGAAGTACCAAATCTAGGAGTAAAGCCTACATTTTGAAAATTAAAGTCTGCATCTGCTGGACTAGCAGAATTAGCAGTAGCTTTTAATATTGGAGTTTCATTTAAAAATATATCTTTTAATGCTGCATTATTATAAGCAGTTGTTCCTTTTGTTCTGCCTTCTTTTGATGCTGTAGCAAAACCTTCTATTTCACCTTCTGATAACAAATCTTGTATAGTCGCAAACTGTCTACTGTTTAGAGTATCAGGCGCACGATATGGGGCTGGAGGTGTAGGAGGTGGCCCACCACTTCCTCTAATAGATTTATCTGTCATGCTTGTACCTGATCGGTATCAATACCAGCAGAGATCACGACAGATCCAGTCACCACTTCTCCATATACAATCGGATGGCTAGTTCCGGCTCTCGATGTATTTTGCACCCCAGAAAAACTAAATGATATTCTTGGGTCATCTTCTGGCATCTCAGGTTTTGTTTGTGGAAATAACATTTCACTAACTCCCATAAGAGTTAAGCCAATACCAATATTCCCTGCAAGTGCAGCAATGCTAAATTGACCAGCTACAGTTGACCCAAAACCAAAACCTCCCCCTGCTAAAAACCCTGCCCCCGGTGCTGCTATTGCTATTCCAATTAAAGCTATTCCTAACAGTGTTTTACCTAGTCCTCCACCAGCACCACTAATTACAGGAACAATACTTATATCTTCATTACCTATTGGATTATGAATTTCAGTCTCGTCAATATCATAATTACCAATTAATACTTGATAATATCTAGTATTCATATGCGCTTCTAACTTTGGGAAATTACTAATTAAAAATCTAATAGCGTCTGCTGCGTTCTTTACAACAGCATCAAGTTCTTTATGTCCTACAAACTCTGCAAGTTCTCCATATAATTTAACTTTACGAAGCATAACGATACCTCTTACCAGTACATTTTAATAACCATTCAGAATATGGTTCCTTACAAGATAGTCTATCTGCTAAATGATGTAAAACCATATCCCCAAGAAAAATAGCTACATGATTTAAAGTTGGGTGCATTATAGACATTAACAACACATCTCCTACTTCTGGAGGCTCGTCATTTCCAAGTTCTCTAAATCCTGTATCTTCTGCATATTTCTCAAATAATGGATTTTCTAAAAATTGTTCTGGAGTTATAGATCTTTCATAATCTATCAATTCAATTCTTTTTTCTTGTTTATACCAATCTCTGACTAATGACCAGCAATCAGTCACTCCCCAAACCCAAGGTCTTCCGCAAAGTTCTGGTTCATATCCCTCTGGTTTTAACTCAGCCCATTGTTCTGTTTTTGGATTCACGATATACCAAGGTAACTTACTATGCTCACAACTAATCCGATCAGCTTGACTAGGTGTTGGAGGTGTAACTGGATGACTATGAAAAACAGCTAATATCTCTCCTAAATTATCTGCTTTTACATAATCTTCTGGATTTAAAATAAATTCCTGATGATTTGTAATTGCTAAATTTTGACAAGGATAATATTTTTCTTTACCTTTTACATTCAATAAAAGGCCAACTGCTTCTTTAGGATCTTGGTCTTTCGCATGAACCAATGCTGCATCTTTCCAATTCATTGATTAAAAGTACCGATAGATGGAAACAAAGATCTAGTGCATTGACGTTTTGGCGATCTAATTCCAGCAAGATCAAAAACTGCTGCAAGTTCCCATGAAACTACCTCTCTATTCTCTGCTGATTTACGATCTATATAATAAATTTCTTGTGGAAATTCTGCTGTATTATCGGGAGTACCAAAAGGATTTGTAGCACCAGAAAAATTTGCTGCATCTAAAAATTTAGCCATTGTTCTAATCCTTACTACTTTTGCACCTGTCAAATCATTACCCGGAGTTGTTTGATTAACAGTTAAAAGTATTGCTGAAATACTTAAAGAACCCATATTAGATACTGTTAACACAGGTCTTGGAAGCTGTCCTTTCTTATAAGCAAAACCTGTAGCCTCTACAGGAAATCTAAGATAATCATTACCAGCCCATACAATTTTGCCATTTGCATCTAAATTTGTCCCTGCATGAAATCTATATACTGTTGTTGCACCATGCAAAGTACTATCTAAAGTTAAAGTAAACAACTCAATAATTGCAGAAGGGTTTACCTTTTGAATGTCACTAAATACAGGATCAGTACTCATGCTGGCTCAAATTTTTCAATAAAAACAGCGTCAATATTTGCAAGGTTAGCTACGTTAATTGTTTTAGTCCAAGAGTCACAAGTAAATTTACTTGAGCCTGTCTTGGTGATTGATACGTTACCACTTGTTGTTGCTCCACTAGCTGCGGTAACAACAAAAACATTTGCATTAGTTATTGAAGAAACAATATAAGTAGCATCCGCAGAAGAACCAGAAGTAAAATCAACAATTATAGAATCCCCTGCAAACAATCTATGATTTGTAATAGTTATAGTTATAGTTGTACTACTTTGTGCATAAGTTCCTGTTTTTGTAAAAGCTTCTCTTGGTGGGGCATAATCAAAACTAGCCTTATCAAAAGCACGTTCATTTAAAAAATAGTCAATAGTATCAGCTTCGTCTTCTGTTATGTTTTCCCAACGTAAATTATATTGTCTAGGGTTTTGATGATTTGGAATACCAAACATTAAACGATGCTCATAACCATCAGCAAAACGCACTACTTTAGTAATTGGTTTTTGTTGTTTCTTGACACTATAACTAGGTTCTATTGATGGAAAAGTAGCCATTTAAGTTAATAATCCTCCCGGCCTTTGTTGCTCTATAAGTTCTGATTGTATAGCAGCAGCTAAAGCTCTACCAAACTGTTCTGATTGTGCAGAATCCCCTTCAACAGAACTACCAGAAGCGTCTACATTCACAACTATATTACCAACTCCTCCTCCATTTGCTATAACCCCAAGTTTTCCATCTCTACCACGCTTCAATGGCATGACACTTTCTGGCCCAGCTTCTCCCATAAGCCCCATTCCGTTTGCCATTGGGAATAATGTTGGTTTGTTTACTATGCCTCCCATTGCATAAGGAACAATTTTGTTTCCAGCAAAGACGTTTCCTTTTGCATTTGTAAAGGCATTAGCCCCACCTAAAAATTGACTTGGATCAGCATTTGTAAGAGGTGTACTTGGTACAAAGAAAGAACTACCACCTCCACCTCCACCTCCAAACATACCTTTAAACATACCCATTAAAGGAGACATTATTTGACTTCTAATAAATATTCTTGTCATCTCTTGAATTATTGATTGAGCAAACTTTCTAAAGTTAAAAGTTCCTGTGGTAACAAACTCAACAAGAGAATCTTCAAGTCTTTTAAATGTACTTACAAAAGAATTTGCAATTTGTTGGTTTACTGCTTTTACAGACTCAGCATATTTATCTAAAATTGCTCTTGCTTTAGTTGTATCATTTTTAAGATCAGCAGAAACAGGATCTTCAAAAACATTACCAGATTCATTATTTCCAAAAGCATTAAACCCTAATCCGAGAGAAGCCCCAAAATCTGTTCCTAATGATACTCCTGATTTAAGCTCATTCATCATTCTTTCTTGTTCAGCTAATAATTTTAATCTTGCATTTATAGTTTTTAGTTCTGTCTTTGCATTTTCTTTTATTTGTCCACTTGCAAATAAATCATTTAATTCTCCAAATGTTCCAAACGGATTTGTCATGTTTAGAAAATCTGTAATTCCAACAGTAGTTAAATCTTCTAATCTTTTTTTTCTTCTAAGTAAATTTTGTTTTTCAAATTCATCACCAAATTTCATAAATTTTCTAAAGCTATTAATTATTTTATTTAAATTATCAACTGCTATTTCTGTCATGTTTTGAATTTCTGCTCCTAAAGGTTGCAATATATCTCCAACATTTTTCTTAAGTTCATCAAAGGTAACTTGCATACGTTGCCCAGCATCAGCAGAAGACCTAGCCATTTCTCTCGCTGCCTCTGAATGATCCTCACTTAATCTAACTACAAATTTCATAACATCATTAAGACCAACAGTTCCATCTCTTAAGTCTTTTTGCAACTGAGGTAACGATCTATTTGTTGAGTCAGCAAATTTTGTAACAGCACCCGGTAATCTTTCACCAAGTTGGCCTTGTAATTCTTCGGCTGACACCTTACCTTTACCAAAGATCTGAGACATCGCTCGAATTGCAGATTTAACATCTTCTGCATCTCCACCAGTTGCTTTAATAGCTTCTGATACACCTCTAAAGACTTTCTCTGCTTCATCAACAGATCCACCAGCACCAATAACAGATGCGGTTAAAGTAGTAAATTGTTGACTTGCATTTGCTATCGGTACGTTTAATTCTTTAGATACACTTCTAATAACAGCTTGTGCTTTTGCAAATTCTGTTTGTGATTTAGTAACACCTCTAAGAGCAACTTCAAGTCTTCTGATTTGAGCAGAATATTCTGCTGCTCCTTTAGCCCCTGCAATTAAAGCTCCTACCCCTGCTACCCCTGCTCCAATACCAGCACCAGCTAAACCTCCCATTAAGCCAGCTTTGGACATCATTCCAACCCCAGCAGCTTGTGATGCTTGGTAAGCACCAGCACTCGCTAGCCCAGTAATTGCTGGGTTAACTCCTAATGCACCACCAAGATAACCTCCAGCTAATCCAACAGCAGCACCAGCACCAGCACCTAAAGCTCCAAATCTACCTTGTTTCTTAGATGCACCAGTAAGTTGGTTCATCTTTGTCCTAGCTTGATCTAAAGCAGTACTTAGATTTTTGTAAGCCTTAGTATTAATTCCAACATTATCTTTTAATCTTGTTAAAGCACTAATTTGTCCTCTAAGTGCATTTGTGCTTAGTTTTGTATTTCCATGAAATTTAGTTAATCCCTTAACTGCCTTATCTACTTCTTTTGCACTTAACTTGACTGTACTTTTAAATTTAGCAAAATCTTGTCCAAGACCTTTAACAGCTTTAAAACCTTTAAGATCTAATAATAGCGTTACCTTATCAACTGACTTTGCCATTATTTCTTCTCCTTACTAATCTCTACGAGAGCAACAGATTCCATTAGTTGTAAACCCTCTAGCATTTCTTGTCTGTTTTCTACATTGTAGAGGTCAAACAGTCCTCCAGCAAGCAATAAAACTTCATATTTTAAACCTACCATACCTCCAAAAGCAATTTGCCATTGTGTATTCATTCTTATAAACATCATAACAATATCCCAATTTTCATCAAAAACTTCAAAATCTTTTTTTTCTTCTGGTTGCTCCTTTAAATCAACTCCAAAAGCAGCAGCGTCTTTAAGAGTTTCATCAATTACTACTTTGCCACCCGAAGCCCAGTATAAGGCAGCATCAGTTAGTTTCCCATTTGTGCATTACCATAGAAAGCTTTAAAAGCATCAAGCACTCCAGCTACAAAATCAGTATCTTCAGAAAAGTTTTTAAGCTCTGCTTTTGAAAATTGAATAGGAGTACCATCTTCTTCATTCATATCCTCCCAACCTACTAAAATCTTTTGTAACGCATCATATTCAGTATCTTCTTCAAAGGTGTTTAATTCAGATCTTTTAAGCCTTACAAATTTACCAATAAATTTACTTGTTTCAAATTCACCTATATTTGTTTCTGAAGGAGTTTTAACCTCAACAGGCCAAGAATAAACCTTGGTCTTCTTTCTAATAAATGCCATAAATTAAGCTATATACTCTTCTACTCTACCTTAGTAGTCAATACTTACTAAGTAAAGACAATTCCGAGTTCGTCATTTGCCGAGCTTGGTACAAGTGTGTATGGAATCTCTAACATAGTAACTCCATCAGCTTCTCCATAAGCCACATCTCCAATATCTACTTTTGTACTTGTAACTCTAACAATATTACCAGCAGCCGTTCCATGAGTAACAGTCAAGTTGCCTAATGTTGTATCAACTAAAGCAGCAGCAAAGTAATCTTTTTGTGCCATTGTTGGAGCTTCTATAGTTACTGATCCATTAGCTGCTCTATCTGTTAACAAGACTTCTTTTGTACCACCAACAAGTTCTCTATAGACAAGTGAATTGCCGACATCCATTGTTAGACTCATCAACGCACCAGCGTAAGACAATAACTGAAAACTGGTTGTATTTCCATTTTTAAAGATTAATGGTGTTGCTTGGTTTCCATAGGTAACAGAAGGTAAAGCAGAATCAGTTGGAGGATTATAGATCCCTGTAAAAGTAAAATCAATCGAAGGAATTTCGCCAACGGCAGCGTTAAGAGC